GGTATAAATAAAAACATGCCTATTTATATAAAACAACACTATTATTATGAAAGCAGTAGATTTTGCAAAACTCCTAAAGGAGATTATCAGAAAGGAAGTGCGAACAGTTATACGACAAGAGTTACGAGAAGCACTAAAAACAAACAAACAACCCATTAAAGACATACAGAGTACCACACATGCTCCAGTAACTCAGCAACCAATTCATAAGACTGGAAATGCTAGTTTGGATGGAATATTAATGGAAACCGCAAATGCCATGAGAAGTGGTCAAGCAGCTCCACTTGGTGATGACGGTGCATATCCAGATATGGCACCACAATTCACAGCTGATCAAGCACAAGGATTTGGACACATGGCTAGCCAACAGACAGCTATGCCTCCATCTGGAACAGACGCTTTTGTTAAAGACTACTCATCAATTATGAAGTCAGCAGAAGCAATACACGATAAAAAATACAATAGATAATGGCGATTGAGATAAACAAACCAGCATTAGATTTTGAAACCGATGTAGCAATAGGATTAGCTATTCCTATTGGCTCATACGCTGGTTCTACGTTTACCTCAACATACACCAGCCTAGACGCAGCAGTAGCTAACGCCAAAAACTTACTTCTAACAAATCATGGCGAAAGACCTATGCGGCCTACTTTTGGATGCAACCTTAGAGGTGTACTATTCGATAACGCTACCGATGATTTTGTAGAAGTTATGGAGGAACAGATTAGAGAGAGCTTTAAACACCAGCTACCTTATATTAATATCTCAAAACTCATAATAGGCAGTTCGGATACCAATCCAAACCAAGTAGGAATTCAATTAAGCATAAATTTAATTGGAAACGAATTTGATACAAGACAAATAGATGTTACAGTAAACGCAGACAATCCAGAACAAACAACTTATTAATATGCCTCAAACTGATACATCAAAAAAAATAGAATACTTAGGAAGAGACTTTGATACTATCAAGCAGGGTTTAGTTGAGTTTGTTAAAAACTACTACCCAAACACCTATAACGACTTTAACGAAGCGTCACCTGGAATGATGTTTCTAGAGTTGATGGCTTATGTAGGAGATACATTAAACTATTACATTGATTCACAGTTTAAAGAATCTCAATTACTACAAGCCACAGAGCGTAGGAATGTGTTAGCAATCGCAGCTGCAATGGGATATCAGCCTAAAGTGAGTGTTCCGTCAAGTGTGGATTTGGATATTTTCCAATTAATGCCTGCTACTGGAACTGGTGAGAATGCAAAACCTGATACACGATACGCTTTAAAGATTCAGCCTGGAATGCAAGCACAAGCTGCCTTAACTCGATTAATTGGAGATAATGAGTACAGTGCAAACGAAAGTGATGTCGTAAATTTTTATATACAAGAAGCTGTTGACTTCTCAATAAACACAGCAGACGACCCCATAGAGTATACTGTATACAGTATTGATACAACAGGAAATCCTGAATACTATTTAGCTAAAAAATCTGCTAAAGCAGTTTCTGCTACACTACTAACACAAGAAGAAGATGTAGTAGGTGTTCAGAAGTTTTACAAGTTTAAGATTCCTTTCAACGATGTAAACACACCTAATTATATTGGAATCGATTCCATAGTAGATTCAGACGGAAACATTTGGACTGAAGTTCCCTACTTAGCACAAGATACAGTGTTTGAGCAAATAACAAACACAGCCTTAAATGATCCAGACGCTGCAGTATACAGCGACGAGATTCCATACCTACTAAAACTCAAAAAGACACCAAGACGTTTTGTCACACGCATACTTGACGATGGTATTGAGATACAATTTGGTAGTGGAATAAGTACATCGGCTGATGAAGACTTATTACCAACACCAGAAAACATTGGATTAAATTTACCAACCGGTAAAATTGACATAGATCAATCTATTGATCCTAACTCACCAGGTATAACAAAAGCCTACGGAATAGCACCATCAAACACAACACTAACTGTAACCTATTTAGTAGGGGGTGGTACAAGAACAAATGTAGGAAGTGATCAAATAACAAACTTAACAGCGGTTGATACAACAACTAGAGGTTTTCCAGATACCGGAATATTAAATTCAACAGTACTTAACTCAATAGCTTGTAACAACCCTAAACCCGCCATCGGTGGAAGATCGCAAGAAACTCTAGAAGAGGTTAGACAGAATGCACTCAAACAACTTGCTACACAAAACAGAGCAGTAACTAGAGATGATTATATGATCAGAGCATTGGCAATGCCGCCTAAGTTTGGAAGTGTAGTCAAGGTTTTTATTACACCAGATGAGCAAAACAATCTGTTGACTAGTGATGTAAATGACACAGTATCAAATCCACTAGCTATGAACATGTACCTTTTAGGATATGATGCTAATAAAAATATAACAACGACAAACAAAGCAGTAAAAGAAAATCTCAAAACTTACATATCTCAATACAGAATGCTGACAGATAGTATCAATTTACGTGATGCATTTATTGTCAACATTCAAGTAAATTTTGACATTATACCTCTACGAGATCGTAATGCAAATGAAGTATTACTTGCATGTGTTAACGCTGTAGAAGATTTCTTTCATATAGATAAATGGCAAATAAGTCAACCTATACAATACAGCGATATTTACAACCTACTACTTCAGCAGCCAGGCGTACAAACTGTGACAAGCGTTACAATAAATAACCTCAACGATTCGAGTGCAGGATACAGTAACATTACATATGGCATAAAAGAGGCAACAAAAAACGGAATATTATACCCAAGCTTAGATCCAATGATTTTTGAAGTAAAATATCCATCTAAAGATATAAAAGGACGAGTAGTAAACTATTGATATGATTTTAAGATTCTACCCAAAGAAAGACACAACAATATATGAGAGCTCTCCAGCTACAAATACTGGAATGGATCAAATATTGGAGATAACAAAGACAGCAGCTACTGGATCGACTGGCGGAGCAGAGACTTCTAGCTTCAACTCAAGAATCATGATCGATTTTGATTACACTAATGTATCAAAGAGTATTGTGGATTTAGGGTATGATCCAAATCTATTCAACTTTGGCTTGAGACTATACGCTACAGATGCCTCCGAAATTCCTCTGGCTTATACACTACAAGCCTTTCCTGTGTCCCAATCTTGGAATATGGGTATAGGCAAAAAAGGAACGACACCAGCATCAACAGAGGGTTGTAGTTGGTATTATAGAGATGGATTAACTAGTCCAGAAACTTCATGGAAAACGGGATCTTACGCCCTTAACTCAACCGGATCATTTACAATTAATCCAGGAGGTGCAACTTGGTACACGTCATGCGAAGCTTCTGAATCTTACAGCTACCAATCCACTGACGTCGATATGGATGTTACTGACATCATACGTAAAGTGCAAAGCGGTTCTGTTGATTTCAACGGATTCATTATAAAGAAGACCGACGCCGACGAAGGGTCGCTAGCCAAGTTTAATAACCTAAGCTTCTACAGTAAGGAAACTCATACAATATATTCACCAGTACTCGAAGCGAGGTATGACGAATCTAACTATCAAACTAATACTGGATCATTAGACGTTTTAGACACAGATGAGGATTATAATTTAGTTTGTACAAACCTACGAGAATCTTACAAGGAGACTTCTAGACCCAAGTTTGTCTTTGCACCACGATACAGATATCCAGCGTTAGCATACCAAACAGCTTCCCTATTTCTGGACTCATACAGACTACCAACTGGATCACAATACGCTGTGTATTATGCAGGATCTGATGAATCAGTAATACCATTCTCAGAATACACATACCTTGCCTCAAACAACAAAGGCTCGTTCTTTAGATTACACTTAGATAGCTTTCAACCTGAGAGATACTACAGACTTCTAATTAAAGTACCCGAAGATGATGGTGTAAGCTACGAGATACGAGACCACAATTTCATATTTAAGGTAGAACGAAATTAAAACACAAAGCATGGAATACAATCAAGAAAACATATTCTATGCGAAGGACGGTGAGTACGTTACACTAACTGACCGACCTTACACTGGCTTCTTTCATAAGATGCCATCTGGGGTATTAATGACTGGTAAGCAGCATGAACCAAACTCCGAAGTGATAGTTGCTGCATCTAATAGAGAAACTAGAAACTCAGATCCTTTAACAACCCCTACTCTGAATACTGAGCTAAACGAAAATGATACCGAATACGATCTACTTCCAGTATTAGCAAACAAACCGCCAATAATAACATCACCATTATCCAAAGCGTCTACTCCACAAATATTACCCTACTCTGCAGCAAATGATTCAGAAAAGGGTAAGTTTATGTTTCAATTTCCTGACGGTACCATAAAAGTACACACAAGAACTACTCTTGTGTTAAGGATACAAGCAGAGCAACCTGACGTGTATAATGTTGAGAATGGGCTATTGGAGATAATCCCACCTAAGACAGGATTGACATATAGGTGGACAGTTGATGGCGAAAGCATTGTGTCTGACAACACCATACAAGAGTTGGGAGCATCTCGAACTGTAAAAGGCAATACGCTAACTATTACTAACATGTGCGCTCAATACGCTGGAACGTATGGAGTTGTAGTGTCTAATGATATAGGTATAACAGACGGAGGAAGTGTCACGTTAGAAGTGTTCAACTCAGATGTTGATAGTTTCTTCTATAACAATCTTATACAGAACCCTAACGGTACTGTTGACGGAGAGCTGAGCACAAACAACTGGCTAACAGTAGGTGGTGATTTACACTCAAGAAGAATTGATCCAACGACCGATGGTATGCGTGACAAGCGTATTGCTATAGATCCAATGAATCCTGACTTTCGATGGACTGGTGAGATGTTGAACCCAAGAACATACCAACTGAAACGTGGTCCACTACAAAACAGTCCGTTAAAAAACCTTCAATCGTATTTTACAAAAGCGAACCACGATTACATATACAACGGAGGTTCTAGAACAGTATCAGCTTATCAAGATGTTGACGTAACTGAAATACATAACCACATAAACGGATCTGTATATGGTATTAATGGTGTACGAGCTGTGGTTTCTTTTTACTTAGGAATGGCTATACATAATTACATACCAGCTGCTCCAATTATAACACCCGATCAAGTTTCGAATATAAACAACTACAACAATCAAGAACCTAGAGTGAGTTTTGAAAACTTTTTTCTAATGGGAGGCGGTTCAGTGGAAGAAACGCTGTATGTTGATATTCAAGAATACAACAATGAGACACAGCTACTAAGTCTCGATAGGTCAGGTAGAGAGCGAGTTAAATTGCAACGAACATTTGATCCATGGAATAAAAGATTAGCAAACTACTACGACCAAAAATATACCGACACACTAGATGATAGTGATATAAGCTTTAGTTGGAAAGAGAGTCGAGGAGACAGACGTGATCAGCATCTATTTGTAATGGATGAACTGCAAAAAAATAAAGCAGACAGATATGCTTACGGTCAATACGCAGAATTCAATAAGATCGTTATACCTTTCCTCAACCCAAGAACTACAAAAATACGAATCAGTTTCACAATCGAAACAAAAGGTGGTTTAGGTTATACTCAACAGCAGACACGTTATGGATTGCCTGTCGATCAACTATCTGGAGGTGTATACTCTTATCCTAGCTGGCAAGGAACATATCAACGCGCACAACCTGACGACTTTTCTGCAGAACCAAAAGAATCAAAACAGATATACAAAGTAATAGAAGACAACTACCGATCAACTGATTCAGAAGGAAAACAAGCTATATGGCCTGAAACCTCTCCAAGTCGATTTTCAAGATCGCCTCTATCCAAAGCATTTGCATCTGGATTTAACTTAGCCCTCATACCCTACAACAGCACCAAACGAACTCAGGTAGAATCAGAAGTCGAGAATATGTTTGCTAAAAACAATAGAGTACAAGGGTTAGTAAAAGGTCCAATTGCAGACGTTAGAGGGCTGGCTGATACAGAAACTATGGCGCTAGATCTTACGTTTGCTATGACAGAGGGGTTAAACAAAGAACCAAAGATTAACATACTTGTTGAGAGTTATAAACCCTCACAATCTGATACAACAAAAGACACTGAACAATACGTTCCAGGTTTATTCCCATTCCTACCAAGCTCACAAACAGTCCTGCCGGTAGCACCAAAAGTGGAGACTAGTGCAAACCTAATGACAAACCCACCAGGTGGCCTTTTCAATGGCATGTCGCCAACAAACGGAATAGCGTCTCCATTGTATGCAGTACCAAATGATGCGGACGGAGACATACATAAAGGATTTAGATACACACAACTGCATGACAAAATCCTAGACAAAGGCCTCATAGGACCTAGTCCCGTTGCTCCAAAGTTTCCCATAACATGGTACACATTGAGAGATGAAGATAAACTAGCCGTATATAACAGTGGATCTGTTCCAGAATTTACCAAGCAAAAATACAAACATTGGGCTGTTCCAGGTTCCGAATTGGATTACACCACCTATATAGACACATGGAACTCCGATCTTTTTGGTGAATTCTTCAAGCCTAACATGGAAGAACAAACCCAAGATTGGCAACAAGAGAGTAGATTTATTGTAACTATAGGAGTCCATAACACAAACGAAGATTTAGGATCTCCTGACAGTTTATATATGATCGACAACTATTATCTAGATATGAAAGCTGACGAAGCTGTTATACACAAAACTCCAAACTTAGGAGGTGTGCTAAGACTACCTAGCTACGATAAAACAGAATATCCAACACAGTCGGAAATTAATGAATTAGCAAGTCCAACTGCAAAAATAGCATTTGCTGTTCAAGGATTAAGACCAGAAGATAATGAATCTATAGCTGGAACAAGAGTGTATGGCTTGCGAGATTCGACAATGAGACCGGTAGTAGTAGATATAGAAAAGGTGGCTGGATCAGAAGCTTCAACGGCAAGAGTGCCATTACCAGAGCAATTTTTAAGACTATCAAGAAGTGAAGGTGGATTAGGTATTCCCGTTATTGATGTGAGTGGATCTCTAGAACTTGATCCGAGCTATAGGGTGTGTCTATACGGTGTAAGACCAGCTCCACAAGCTCAAAGGATAAGAGGCTTTGATACTGCCTTGAGTGGTGATGAGGTAATATACACAGAAGAGTATATTGGTACTCCACTTAGAGGAGATGATAGCTCAAGAAACGTTGAATACATAGTACAAAATATAAAGGTGCAAAAAGAATACATAACATTAGATGCAGATAATCCTGCACTCGATTATGGTAACCCAATTGGAAGATGAAAAAGCAAGATGTAAAAACACAAACAGCCTCGCCAGATGACGCATTGCGTGTTGGTGACTTTTCCCTACTTCCCAACAACCCAAGACCTCCTGTTATCACTTCACATCCAATTCGTAACTTTGTTCAACTGACATGGGCATCTAAGGATGCGAATGGAGATCTCACTATGAAGAGTGTCAATCCCGTTATAGACACATTCACCGTGCGACAAGGTACGAGGGTAAAATGGACTTTATATTGTGTTGATCCTTCCAATGTAAACAACATAAATGACACATCTAACCTATCCTTTATCTGGAAGAAAGACGGACAATCGTTGTTCAACATAAACAACCAAAACAACGGAATGGGATCTCCCGAGATAGAATATAGTGAGGATGAGTGTACCGGATTAATTGACGGTGAGTATGTTTGTGAGGTGTCAAATGAGTTTGGAGTTACAACTAGCGTTCCGTTTACACTACAAGTTGTAGATATAGATGCCGACTCAAACCTCTATACAAATCTTCTACAAAATGGAGATGGTGAGGGTGGATTAGATGGTTGGACCGATAATACTGGTAAAGTTAAAGCAGTAGTTAGCAATGTTTCGAGAGCATACAATCCTAACACAATGACTAGATACATTGGGAATCCATACCAAACTAATACCGGATTCGAATACTTCCCACCTCAAATATTTAAGTTCAATACACAAACAACTAGAGAACAACTTTTCTATAACGGATATCAGTACTGGAAAGATCAAGTAGGACCAGACTTTTTAAACCTAACAATAGACACTTCTCCAGCAATGCTAGATAAGTTTCCAACTTGGTATAAGTACACAAACATAAAACAAAGATCTAGCATCATTCCAAATGAAGATATTACAATGTTTGATGATAGTTTAGGAGGAAAAATAAACAGATCACCACAAGGATTCTTCCCCAGCGTAAATTACATGGATCGCTACAATCGTAACAGAGGAGCATTTCAAGGTTTCATAAACCTATCAGAAGAACTTAAAATTGGCAGCAAGCCTAAAAGCTACTTCACAAGAGATCTTATAAGTTTTGAAGATATAGATACTGTCACATTTAAGCAAGCAGTAAACCTAAGCGAGAGAGCTGGCATGATAGATGGTCAAGTAGGAGGTGTTGATTACATGACCGTTCAGTTCTTTTCATACATAGCAATCGCTTTGAGTAGATACAAAATTAGATACACTGATGAGAATGGAAACATTGCTGAAAAGCCTTGGTTGGTTCACGACTTTGAGACCTATAAAAAGTGGATGACAGATCCAACATCAGTAGCAAAAATACCATTTGAGAGAGCCAAAGGAATCGACATCATACCATACGCTGACGATACTACATCGATAAAGATTACTTGCTTTGATCTGAATGGAAACCAAAATAAACAAGAAATCCTAAAAGGTCCAGATGCTATGAATCTGTGGGCAGTTAAGGAGAAGATCGACATATCTTTAATGTTGTTTCCTCTTTATATGTTTTTTACAAACTCCCAATCTCCAGAATGTCCTATAAGAGTTTTTGGACAAACTTACACAAACCTCAACACATTCTACAAAGTAACAGTAGGTAGCGAGAACAACCCAACTGGATTACTTCACAAGAATGTTATAGATGATAACGGATGGAACTCAAACAAAGCAGCTTACGAGACGAATGACATTAGAGATGCCAACATGACGTTTTTAATGAAGAGATATGGTGAATTGTACAGAGATAGTCAATATCCTACAGATACGTGGAAAAGGCAAGGTACTCCGCCAAACGACTGGTATTCAAACACAACTTCAGACACAGCTCAAGGCTTTGGTATTACAACAAACTCTACACCACAAGCATGGTTTGCTGTAGGAACAGATTTGGATCTACCTAATGGCACAAGGGATGTGACTATAGAAGTTTCGTTTACAAACAATTCACCAGCACGTACTGACTCATCTCCTAAAGCCAAAGGATGGAATCAGAGTGATATATATAATAGTCTACACCGCGTTGATGGAGGTGTTACAGCAGCCTCAATTAATCCCTACTATGCATATGGAGAGCCGAGATGTGCAATCACTAGTATGAAGTTGTTATTGATACCTAACCGAGATATTGCATCAAAGAAACACACAACATACACTATTCCTCCAGCCAACTCAACTGTTGCTGGATTAGCAAAGCAGGCTGTTCAAAAACCTTTATGGAACGCAACACCAAAACCAACACAAGTCTTTTTAAGGTCTACAACTTTTGAATACCCACTCATTCAACCGGGTGAGTTTCCAGTATCACCGGAACCAGATACCGATACAGTGGAAGTATTGAAAGAAGCTTACAATGAATCTACATTGATAGAAGATAACCAAACTAACCCAAAATCAGACAGATTTACTAATAAAGAAAATAAACAGTTTGGAGCATTATCTATTGATCAAGAGGGTATAGATCAAGATCAAACCCGCTTACCTGAATCTGATGAACCTGCAGAAGATTAATACGTAAATTAATTAACACAACTATTTATATAAAAAGCACAATAGGTGGCATATAATCCAAAACAGACAACAACAAAGAAGGTAAGCTTTAAGAGCTCTGAGGGGCGGAATACGCCAAAGCAGCTAGTTGAGGTACCGATTGTGACCGCAGCCACAAACCCAATTACCCCGCAACAGGCAGTTCCTCCAGTTCCTGCATTTGGTGCTAAAACGCAAGCTGTGACTAGCTATCCAAATGATGTTGTTCGGTTAGATCTTTTTAATGCTGTTGATTCTTATTTAGGTACAAACTATCGTGTATCCGAATGGACAGTAGTTAATCCAACAATACGAGGAGAACAGAAGAGTTTAGATACGAGTCCATCACCCAATCCTACTATTCGACTAAATGTTGAAGAAGACATACAAGAGTTAGGATACATTGCTGGACAATACAATCCATCATACAAGTTTCACAGAAACATATTAGGATCTGGAGATGGACATAAGATAGTTGTTCAAGAGATAAGTGCTAATGGATTGGAGATAAGACTACGACCAGTATTATCATCAGTATTGGATAATGGAGGCTTTTTGGAGCAATTCCAAAATGGATTATTTGTAACACCCAAAAGCCAAGTACTTAGCAATCTATTCTTATTCAAAGACGCCAATCTATCCTTTCCAGTATTTGATTATGTCCAAGACAAATTCACAATAAACTCTGCTCCTTACAGTATAATTGTAAAACTTGCAGCACCAGTACCAGCTACTGTTATTGTGGGAGATGAGCTTTGGATGGCGCAGGAGATTAGTACAGATTACAACTCCAACATAGTACTCACACCTCCTGATTTAGCTCCTAGAACAATAGAGATTGCAGGACCTAACTTTGATATACTAGCAAAGATTAATACTGGGTTTACTACCGAGTATAAAGATAAAGACAACTTAGTAGGCACCAATACTGGCTCAGCAAACAGTGTATACTATCAACTGCAAGATCGTTTAGTTAGCAGCTCGTTGGTAGAGAACATAAGTATTAATCAAGATTTTCGAAAGTATAAAAACTTTATAACATATAGTAGTGCTGAAGCTCGATTATTTAACTTTAACAATAAGTTAAGATTAATCGAATCGTATGATGCAAGAATAGCAACACTAACGACCGAACTCAACGGACTATCTAATTCAGCAGCTTCAGCTAGTACAGCTTTTACTGGCAATGTAGCAACTAACATAAAACGCAAAAGCGCAATTATAGGAGGCTTTGATTCATACGAGCGTTACCTTTATTATGAATCTTCAAGCTACGAAAGCAGCTCTTACGGTGAGTTTTACCCTACAACTTGGCCTAAGTCAAATTCCACTAAACCATATGTAAACCTATCTTATACTTCCTCCGAAGCATCTGAGTGGTATGCAGGAGCCATAAGCTCTGCTAGCATGTACGACTTAGAAAACAGTGACGCTTTATCAAAAAACATACCATCACACATAAGCGAGGATGTCAATAATGAAACCTTTAATCAAGTTGTAAGATTAGCTGGACATTATTTTGATGATATTATTCCATACATAGACGAGTACACAAACAAGTATAACAAGAGTCAAGAATTGTCTGCTGGATTAAGTAAGGATTTATTATATTTAGTCGGACAAAACTTAGGATTTGAGTTTGAAAATGGTGCTGCTATTGATGACTTATGGAATTATGCTTTGGGAACAGATGTAACCGGAAGCGTAAATACGGCCTATCAAACAAACACATCCGACACTATGAAAGAGACGTGGAAGCGTCTCGTAAATAATCTTCCCTATCTTGTAAAGACTAAAGGAACCGAAAGATGTCTTAGGGCTTTAATCAATTGTTTTGGTATTCCAGACACAATTCTACGAATAAAAGAATACGGAGGACATGAAGGAGGTTTTGATAAGAAATCTGATCTCGTCTATGATCGATTCTACTATGCATTTGTTGCAGGATACAACGGACAAACCTCTGGCAATCCAGCACAGCAGTTAAAGGTAGCATGGCAACCTCTAAGCGGTAGCAACAAAGTCGCACAAACTGTTGAGATGCGTGTCAGGATGGCTGACAGTCAAACCAAGAACCAAAAAATCATGGAGGTTCCTGGTAAATGGAAAATTGAAGCATTTCAGAGTGGTAGCGGAAAACACATAGGAGTCTTTTTGAGTGGTAGTCAAGGTTGGGCTACTGCTAGCGTAAGCTCCTCCATATACGATACAGACACAGAAGACGCATACACAGATCAAGATACGAGATGGCATCATGTAGCATTACGAAGAGAGAATCAAACTGAAATTAGTGGTAGCGATCAAACATATACCCTAATTGTTAAAACATCACGATACAACAAAGTAACTTCAACCACTACAGCTTCGTTGTTTATTGATGGCAATACTTCTTCGTCATACAATCACAGCTTCCTTAATAGTGGATCTTTATGGATACCTGGATCTGGAAGTTATGCATTAACTGACTCTCATTCGATGGATCTTCTGTCAGGAAGCATCCAAGAGTTTAGAATGTGGTCGTCAGAATTGCAAGATGGTATTCTTGATAATCACACACTAACTCCAACAAGCTTCCAAGGTAACACAGACGGAGTCTTTACGGGCAGCACTTCAAGCTTTGATACACTACTCTATAGACTAACACTAGGTACTGATAATAAGAAGCCACTGAATAGTGATTATCCAGCAACCTCAAGCTTCAACTCGCAACATCCAAATCAAAACACAGTACAACCATCTGCTTCTTTTTACAATATAGCTACTTCAGCTTATTACGATGTAATTGAGCAAAATTCTTTGGAATGGCCTGATTTAGGAGCCAACAGAAGTATCTCCACAAAGATACGAATTGATAACACCACTTTAGCTGGTGAACAATTATTCAGAGACACTAAAGCAGAGAAGCCGTTGACCGATAACAATCCTCCGGACAGCTCTAAATTAGGAGTATTCTTATCACCAACAAACGAAGTCAATCAAGATATTGCAGAACAGTTTGGTGGAATTAGTATTGATGATTACATAGGAAATCCTTCTCAACTACCCTTAGACGATTATACTGATTTGCAAGCGTTAGCAAGAGAATATTCTAAAAAATACAAAGGCACAAATAAGCCGATGGAATATATTAGATTGTTGCAACACTACAATGCAGCACTCTTTAAACTTATTAAACAATTTGTACCTTATAGAGCAAATACACAAACTGGATTATTAATAGAGCCTACTATATTAGAGCGTAGCAAGCTGCCAACAGCACTTCCGGTAGCGGAAGATTTGTTATTAACTTCTTCACTTGATCTACGACCAGAAACAATATTCCCTCCATCAGGAGAGGTAGAAGATCCAACTAACGAACCATTATCTCACTATGTAGCCGAGGCTACTATAGGTGGAGATTTGGCCGATTATTTAGTATTAGAAGGAACAGCTCAAGAATTATTACCAAGTCAAAACACTGCGTCAATAGAAATAGCCACAGTTACATCAGGAGTGTATGGTGTAGTAGCCGAAACTACACCTCCAATTGATATGACCGGCGTTCCAACTGGTTCTATCTTTGAGATGGTAACTGGACCAGCTATTGATTTAGGAGTAAATGGTGCAGGATGGAATTCACGAGATCTAGGATCAAAGTACATATACATGACGTGGCTTTCCAGTGGTAGTGATCCTCGAACATTAACATATGTAACAGCTAGCCGTTATGACGATTGGGAAGCTCTTAATCCTACAATCGAAATTGGTAGATTGAGTGAGCGAAGCTCTCCAAGCAATTTTAAGTTTAACAAAGATATCTGGAACTATAAAGCGTTGGAAGATTACTACACTTCGAGTGTGTTTTACCAAATGTCATCTTCGGCAGGAGCATTACAAAACGAATGGCTCACAAGCTATGGCTTACGAATATCAAGCTCATACAGTACAGATGGTGATGGCAACACAACACCCTACGCCTCTCCTTTCAATACACAAACGTTTTGGCAGTTGAGTGGATCTAGGGGTGGAGTTGATGGTGCTGGAGGAGGCGGTCCTTGGAATGGATTAAACTTCTACAACAGTACAAGTGGTACTTTCACTGGATCCATAAACCTCGATAGCTTTTTTAGCGAAAGACAGGATGCATCTGTTAAAGATGTGAGATACAAAATCACCGGAGATGTACGTACTACTGTTAGTGGTGTGGGAGGTGATCGTACCGATTGGACGTTTGAGTTTGGACAGAAAGGATCACAATATACTGAGACTGTATCCTTGTCTTCCTTGAACATATCCAACGCAACATCTTCTTTTGAATTCATAACACAAGCAGATGGACCACAACTCACACTCACAATAGCAAAGAAGTTAGGATCTGCAGGCCATTCCTCAATTTCTAACCTAAGAGTACAGCCAATTGCATATTATGAGTCTGTACAAGATTATCATTTATGGAACGCTAAAGGAATGGTTAATGCAAGATACGAAGGATGCAAGCTAACATCTACAGATTACAATGTAGATAGTCCGGATACAGTAGATGGAGGACCGGTAATTACAATAACAGAAGGAGGAGGAAAACAATTAATATCGAGACCTGGAAAACAAGCAGGTACGTTTGAGATTAGATAACGTTTTCCTTAATAACGACATATTTATATAAAACAAAGATAAAACTATAAACACGTGGGATACTTAGATAATACAACCGTCACAGTTGACGCTATTTTAACCAATAAAGGACGAGAGATCCTGGCGGCAGGAGGCCGATTAAACATCGTAAAATTCGCATTATCAGATGATGAGATAGATTACGATTTATGGAATCCAGCTCACACATTAGGGACTAATTTTTATGGAAAAGTCATAGAAGATATGCCAGTTCTAGAAGCACTTCCCGATGAGACGCAGATGTTGCGATACAAGCTACTTACTCTGCCCAAGGATGTTATCGGAATACCGGTAATTAGCGTTACACCATCTGCTGTAACATTCACTTCGTTGACTCAAGCAATTGACATAACACCAAGTACGTTAAACTTACAAGGTGGAAATGATACGATGGGATATACAGCCATTCTGAGCGATGACACTGTCGCGACTTTAGAGGTAGCTACAGATGGAGGAGTTCAGAAAAAAACAAGTTCAACCGCACTAGGTAATACTGATTTATCAGGAGCAGCTACTAGCTTCCTTGATGATGATACAACTGGAACATCTACAACTGGAAAAACAATTACACGAACTGGAAGTAAATTTACTATCAAAGCTAAACCACAAGCTAACGTGACTAAGACTGTGAAAGCTTTATTAACGATTGTAGGTAATGAAACTGGTGGATTCAAGACAGTAGTTGTAACGGTAGATCCGACACAATTCACAACATTAGATATAGAATCAGCAATTGCTCCAATTAGATAAATAAAATAAAATGGCAGAAATATATAAAGATTTTCAAGGAGATGATGTAGTACCAGGCGATACTCAAACAATATCCCAACCGGTATGGTCAGAAAACATGAATCCTTATTCACAATCTTATGGTGGATCAACTGGAATCGGATTCTTCACATCATCAGCTCAAGTATCTCAATCAGGTGACTATTATGTAAACGTATATCACAGAGATCCTCAAGACACAAACGAAGCTGCAACAGCAGCTGTTCAATTTGCTGTGGCTTATGGTAACAGACTAGGAAGTGGATCATTTGGAGATGTTAATACTGTAGGACAAAATGCTAATGATACACCAACAAGAGCAATATACTCTCAGTATAGAAACCAACTTCTACCTCCAACGGATACAGCATTTACCTTTGGATCAGATACTCCAGACGACATTGTTGTAATTAATGTTGCAAGAGCTAGATTCAGACAAAAAATTGATCCAGGAAATTGGGAGCTTAGAATTGCATCAGGAGCTTTAGCAAGTGGAGCTACATCACATATGTCGTTTATTGATAATAGTGGTGAAGAAGATACTCCAACTGTAAATGAAGCGGGAAGAGTAGTGGGTATCTATAGCGGATCTGGAGCAGTAACAGCTTCAAACACTCAATACGGTTTATTCTATCCTGACCATGGAGTCTTAGTGTTCAATGCTAACAGATTAGCTGCTGAAACTGGAATGCCTTTAAATTCAGGATCTGCATTAACAATGACCACACAAGCTAAAAACTCAGTAACAGCTTCACAATACATATCAGCTTCAACATACTTTGCAGCTAGAAGCGAGGAAAAGGTGACATCAACACACTACTTTGTACGTGTAACAAATAAAAACTTTAACTTCTCTAACAATCCAACATTCGTAACTGGAAGTACTGGAACATTTAAACATGCTAGCATGCTTAGAAATCCTAGTGTATATGTTACTACAATTGGAATGTACGATGACAACAATAGACTGGTAGCTGTAGCTAAGCTCAGCAAGCCATTATTGAAAAGCTTCAACAGAGAGGCCTTAGTAAAAGTTAAGCTAGACTACTAAAATTAGTCCTTATTCAGACTAACAAGAAATCCCTTTCAGTTAATGGAAGGGATTTGTTTTATCGACATATTTATAGGTAATGGCAGGAGTTTTCAAAAATCTAGATGCAGCTGACATAAGGCTTACGCCTTTTCGAGCACACAAAAAGTGGTATAGTACCATTTGCTACAAAGACTATTACTCAAATGTTTTAGCCAGCCCGGTTAGCGTTGGGTCTTTAGAAGGGTCGAGTAGAGCTGGAGTTAGAGGATTGTACGCCACCGATGTTAGTAGCAGCAGATTACTAAGACTTAATCAAGATGATAATTTTGAAATACTCAACGACGAGCCTCTTACTAATCCGAATGGAGTAACTGC